CACCGCCTTAGGGAGTTCGGCTGTGTATCCCGGAGAATACGATCAACGTGGTCAATGCGGGCTCCAATCCAGTGCATGACTGGCACGGCCATCGAATTGCCGATCGCCTTGTATCGGGGGCCATCCGGCGTCGCGCCCAGCCTCCGCGCCTCATCGAGAGGGACGCCCAGGTACGCTGCCATCTCCTCTATCTCGTCCGCAGAGAGTTTCTGGCGGTAGTTTGAAACCAGCGTGTGGTCGTCGGGAAATCCCTGGAGCCGCTCACATTCCCGAACGGTCAATCGGCGCACCTCCGTCCACGTGGCGAGTAACGGCGCGCCATCGCCCTTTCCGGTGGCGCCGGACTGCGCCTTGAGTGGGGGCGCCACCACGTCTGGCGCGCCGCGCCCGTTGCGTACGTACCGGCTCTCGAAGATGACCGCCGCCACCTGTCCACCCGCGTTCGCGTGGCTCCGGCGGTGCGGCATTCCCCGGAGCGTGGGCGCAAGATCCGCGACGGCGTCATGGCCGTGATCTTTGCAGGAGAAACCGATGCTGCGCGGCGCGGTCAGCCCGCTGCTACGCAACGAAGAGCTTCCCGGAGTATCGATGGCATGGGGGTCTTCTTTCCGCGCCGCAAGATCCCGGCGCAGGCTTTCGCGCTCAAAGAGTACCGCCGCGGCAGGCTGCCACCCTCCAAGATGTCCGACAACGAAGACGCGACGGCGGCGCTGGGGGACCCCGAAGAATCGAGCGTCCAGAATCCGGTATGCGACCCCATACCCGAGTTCGACCAGCGTCCCGAGCACGGTTCCAAACGTCCGTCCGGAGTCAATCGACAGGATGCCGGGGACGTTTTCCCAGACGACCCAGCGAGGTCGCAGGCGCTTAGCCAGTCGGAGAAACTCCAGGGTGAGGTTGCCACGCGGGTCATCCAGTCCCAGTCGCCGGCCGGCTGAGCTGAACGGTTGGCAGGGACTGCCACCGACGAGAAGATCAATGGGAGTTGTTGCGCTACGCCGGAGCCAATGGCCGCGGATCGACGTGAAGTCGCCAAGATTACGAACCTCGGGAAAACGATGAGCGAGCACGGCGCTCGCGAAGGGGTCGATCTCCGCGAACCAGGCCGGCGTCCAACCCAGTTCGCGCCACGCGATGGTGGCAGCCTCAATTCCGGAACAGACCGACCCGTAGACCATGGTTAGATGCCGCAGATCCCCACAAGTTCTGCCAGGAGGGATCGAGCCAGGAGGATGTGGCGGTCGGCGGCGCGATCCCGCCACCCATGTACGCCAGGGTGGACCCGCGTGGACTCTACGCCGGCGCCGCTGAGCGGACCATCAGCTATACCTGAGGCATCTGGCGCCACTCGCGGCCATCCAGCAGACAGCCCCGAGCTTTGCTCCCCCAGGCCTTAAAGAAGAACGGAATGCCCCCCCCGTCGCACTGGTCGCGGACCGCCTGCGCCCATTGGAGGTACATCGGCCGCGCGCCTGGGCCCGACTCGCCGCCGAGGATCAACCAGTCGATAGCGCGCTCGCAGAAGCCGCCTTCTCCACCGGGGACCGCAACGCCTGTGGCGCCGCAGGCATCGAGGTCAACCGGCCCCAGCATAGGTTCCAGGCTGATCCCGCGCACGCGGACGCCAGGGACCCGCAGCAGTTCCGCAACGCGGGCGGCTGTCGCCGGTCCCGTGACCGTGGTCAGCAGCCAGACGTTGGTTGGGCAGGCGTGCTTCTCGAAGAACTGCCGCGCCCTGCCCGGCCGCTTGGTGCAGAGTATCCAGATGTGCGGCGCTTGCGCCATCAACCCCAAGTACGGGGCCAGCCAGTCGACGCGAAGGGATTCCGTGAATGCGTCCCCGAGATCGCCGAGAAAGATGGTCCGCGCGTAACCATTTAGCCATGGCTTCGCTGGACGATCTTTCCCCGTGAGATCGGACCAGCGACACGCCTGGTCGATGCGTCCGGCGAAAAGCTCCGGCCGGTCGAACGACGCTGGCCAGCCCGGAAGGCCAGCGTAGCGGCCAACGAGCGAAGCCGCGTAACAGTGGCTCTCGCTGCCGCCAGCGCGATGCAACTCACAGCCATCGCAGCCTACGATGGGGTTGCTGCTAGGAGTCGCACCAGGGGATTTTGGTGTCCTTTCCCATTACGCGCCCGCCATCCTTTCCCGGCCTTTGCGGCGGGCATATGGCTTGTCGATTCCGATGGCCGCGAGGTCGATTTCGTCGATGATCTCTTCCCAGCCTCGGCCCAACCGCCGCTCGATGCGGTGCCGGAGCGCCTTCACGGAGATGCCTTTTTCGCGAGCGGCGTCCGACAAGCACATGCGCTCCCCGTTGAGAACCACGATGCGGTTGGTGGATCGCTCGCTTCCGCTACCAACGGCATTCCGTTCTTCGAGCTGCCGGATCGTTTCTTTGAGCTGTTCGATGCGCATTTGTTTAACGGCGACCAGCTCGCGGTATGCCATGACGCACTCGATCCAATTCCGGTGGCGCCCCTTCTGGCGCAAGCCGCATCTCCAGCAGACCAGCGAGTCGGGATCGGCATATTCGTCAGAGGGAGCCCCCAGTCGGGCCCACGCCCGGATGTCTATGCCCGTTAGGGTTTCGAAGTCTCGGGCGGCTTGGAGCAGCTCCGCGAAGTCGATTGCTGTGGTAGCGTGAGTCATCGATCCGGACCATGGCCAGCGGGGGTTACGTACCCGGACCGGCCGCGACCGATCATCAGCTCCACCACGGCATCGAAGGCCGACTGGGGGCTACTAATGATGGGCTCGTAGTAAGTTGGATCTTGGAATTTCAGGTCGTAAATCCGGGACCACCGCTCTCTCCCCGGACCGGCATCGAGACGCCGCGCGGCATAGTATTTGCGATTAGCTTCCCGGCGTCTGCATTGGGAACAACGCCCACACAAGCACTTGATAAACATGCCCTTCCCCTTGCTTCTGCGGGGCGCGTATGGCAGGATGCAAATAGACATAGCTATCCCGCTACGAACGAGATGCTTTGTTCGCGGGTCACACATTCCCATTGCAGAGGCTGTGTGGCCCGCCACCCCGAGTTCTATTACGTACAGGACCGAAGGTCCAACGCCATGATAATCCCAAATCAGGCGAATCCACAAATGTTTTAAGATATGAAATTCGCTTAATTTCAAATTAGGCGTTTCACCTTACTCAGGGCACGTTATATATGCAGCGTCTCGCGTGTCCTCGGCGCGATTCTCGAACTTCGTGAAGGAGTGGAGGAATACCAGTTTCTGTGTCCCGACAGGGCCTTTGCGTTGTTTCGCGACAATCAATTCGGCCAGTCCCCTGAACTCCGGCTGGTCAGGCTTGTACATCTCCTCGCGGAAGATGAACGCCACCACATCGGCGTCCTGCTCGACGCCGCCGGAATCCCTGAGGTCGCTCAATTGCGGCCGGTGGTTTCCGTGCCGATGTTCCGGCGCGCGGCTGAGCTGGGAGAGCGCCAAGAGGGGAACGCGCAGCTCGCGGGCCATAAGCTTCAATCCACGTGAAAGCGCGCCGACCTCTTGGTTCCGGTTCTCCTTGGTTGGCGAAGTCATCAGTTGCAAGTAGTCGATTACCACCAAATCGAGGCTGCCATGTCGCTCGCCGAAGGCGAGTAGCTTCGCCCGCACGCTTTGCAACGTCGCGGTCGGGTTGTGGTCGATGAAAAGCGGCATTTCGCAAACATCGGCGAATGCCTGCTGCACCCGGTGGCGCTCGTCTCGGTCGAGATGGCCGGCGCGGAACGTCATCTGATCGACCCGTGCCCGCGCGCAGATGATCCGATTTAGCAGGGACTCGCGCGACATCTCCAAGGAAAAGACGGCGACTGTCTTCCGGCGCTCCGCGCAGTTATGGGCAATGTTCAAGGCGAGCGCGCTCTTGCCTTGGGCGGGCCTCGCCGCCAGGATCACCAACTCGCCCTGGTGGAGGCCGAGAGTCAGCTTGTCGAACCGGTAGTAACCGGTGGGAAGGCCTCGACTGCGTTGCGATGGATCGAGGAAAGCGCTGATCCCGCCCTCGAACCGCTCAACAATTTCACTGGGGCTTAATAGGCCGCGCTTTTCGATTTCCTCGGCCTGGATTCTGCGGCGCGCCTCCCGGACCAGGTTTTCGAGATCGGCTACGGAATTGCCAGCCTCGATGAATTCAGTGACGTCCTTCCCGGTGGGAACTTCGACAACCAGTACCTCGGCCGCTTTGCCGGCCAATTCACGCTCGATCAATTTCGCGCGTTTGCGGCCGGGTTCGTCATTATCGGGAATGATCACGACGCGGCGGTCGCGCAAGGCTTCGGTGTACTCAGGCAACCATTTCTGCGCAGCGCCGCCGCTGTTGGTCGTGGCGACCATCCCGCCGGATTCGAGCGTGCCGGCATCCTTTTCACCCTCCACGAGGTATACGGCATCGGCCTGGAGGACAGCGGGCAAGCGGTACAGCACGCGGCGCACGTCAGGCAGTTCTTCGTCTCCGGGAATCGACTCACCCTTCGCCGGATACCAATCCCCGCCCGGAGATTTTCGGTACGGACCCTTCCGAATGCCCCAAACCGACGCGCCATCGGTCGGATGGCGGCGGCGCTGGCGGAATTCCTTCGGCTTCCCATCACGGCCAGGTTCGATCCGCAGGACCTCATACAGCAAATCCCCGTGCTCGTCAGTGTAGGAGTACGTCGCCACGATCTTTCCATAGGAATCACTGGGCGGCGGTGCTTCTCCTGTGCGCTCCCGCGGTTGGCGCGGCGCCGCGAGACGAGATGGATCGATTTCAGCCAACTCCGATACCCGTTTCACCGCGTCCCGGAACGTGGCCAGCCCTTCGGCCTTCATGACAAAATCGAAGACATCGCCCCCGGCCTTGCAGCCGAAGCAGTGGAACAACTGCTTATCGAGCGTCACCGTAAAGCTTGGCGTGCGCTCCTTGTGAAATGGACAAAGTCCGACTAATTCATTGGCATTGCCGCCGCGCCCGAGTTCGACGTAGTGCGCGATGATCCGCGCAATGTCCGCGGCGCCCTTCACTTGATCGGCGTCAATCATGCTCATCCTCTCGCCATGGCGGTATCCATTCGGCATTCGGGTCGATGCCGTCTCTGGAACGTTTCGAGCCTCGCTCTGCCGCCTTTGCTTCAGCGCTCGCGGGCGGGTGATCCAACCACCGCTTATCGCGCAGCCATTTCACCGGCGATGGAATGAACCGCCCGTCGTCGCGCATCCACTGATCCGACTTCATCCAGCGCGAGAGTCCGGTCTCGATCTCAGGGACCGTCGCCTCAGTAATCACGCCGGTGGCAACCAGGCTCAGCCACGTCTGTGCTGCGAAGTCCACCTCAATGCGGTTGGGATACCGGTCTATGAAGCGCTGCCATACCTGCCAGAGAGGCGAATCCGGCTGCGCTTCAGCGGCAGGGGTGGAATCTGACGAACTGCCGGCGGCTGGACATGGAGCCTGTTGCGCCGAGGCCCGGTGCTTTTGATGCCAGCGCTTCTCGGCTCCAAGCTTCCCGCGTTCGCTCTGACCATCGCGGTACTTCAGCGACTCCTGGCGGACCCTCTCAATCTTGTTGTTGATCAGGCGGCCATCCTCCGTCGGCGTGAAACATACTTTGAGCGCCGGCCAGATACGCTTCTCGAAAATCCTCAGCGGGGTGTTCTTGCAAATCGCCGCCAGCTTTGCGGGGTCGCTAGGGATCGATCCTTCCTGCCAACAGTTCCACAGGAGCCGCTTAAAGGCCCCCTCCTGTTCGAGCGTCATGAGCAGGACGTTTTCATCCTGATAGAACTCGCGCCCGTAGAAGGGCAGGTACGGCCGTCTTTCCTTGGCCATTCATCGACCTCGGCCGCCGTCCGTGACGATCCCCCGGATGCGAATCACTGCTCCCGGCACGCCGAGTGCATCCGGGTGCTCGCCAGGAAAAACCTTCGTTGCAACACACCGCACGACGCGTGCGTCGTCTTCCCACACGGCAACATCGGTGAGCGCGTCCTCGGTGGCCCGGACCAGTTTGGACAAGTCCGGCTGCCTGTCCGGCCAAGTGCGGCGGGTTTTCGGGGCGCTCTTGGGCTTGGGGAGCGTGAAGATCATCTCCACGTCCACGGGACCGTGGATGCAGGACTCCAGCGGATATCCTCCGGGATAGAACGCTTCCAATGCGGCGTACTTCACCGCTTCACGCCACGGCTTCACTTTCACGGAACTCTCCACCAGGATTCCGCGCCCCGCCTTGGTGTGGCCGATGAACCGCTTCGATCCTTGGGGCGCGGGCAGGCCGATAACGCGAATCTCCACGCTCCGCACTGCCCGCTCGGGCGTCATCTACGCCGCCTCCGGCCCCGTGGTCCGCGGGCCGCCATTATCGGCGATCACCCTGTCCGCCCAATCCATCACCACGTGTGCGGATTTCGCCAGCGCGCGGTTGCCGGAAACGATGTGATCCTCCATGTCGTGGAAAATCAGATTGGCCGCGTCGAGGATTGCATCGCGCCCGGTTAGGAAGGATACGTTGGCCCGCAGCGGTTCCTGCCGGCGCTTCCCGTAGCCCAGGTCCCAGGTAACGGCGGAAACCCATTGGTCAGGGCCCATCTCCAGGAAGCGGATCTCGGCGCCGCCCCTGTGTTTCTGCCCTTCTACGGCAAACGTCAGACGCCGGATGGTCGGCTCGTCATCGGAGTACATGTCGCCGTGAACCGGCGCGGGATACGCGTGCGCTTCGATAAGACGGGATTCATCTGTGATGGCTTCCGACTGCGGCGGCTCGGGCGGCTTCGGTTCCTCTGCCGGGTGATTCACCATGAAGGCGAGAACGGCCTGGCGTTCCATGTCCGTCATGGGCCGCATGCGGACGATTTCCCCGGTGTCCTTTCGGATGATGGTCGCTTGCCCAGGCTCCGGCTTGTCGACGATGATCTCGCACGGCACGTTGCGCATCTCGTAGCCAGCGCCCAACAGGGCGGCAAGCTTCGACGCCCGCCCGATCTGCTCCTCGATCTTCGCCTTGTACTGCGAGTCGATTTCCTTCTTTTCCTGCTCCAGTTCCGCGCGGAGGCGGGTCGCGGTTGCGAGTTGCCGCGCGCTTTCCGCCCATTCGTCGGGCGCAAAATCGCAACGCAAGAGTTCGGTGTAATCCATGGTTGTCTCCTTTCGATGGGCGCCTAAAACGGCACGTCGTCGTCCGTGCCCACATACCCCGCGTCCGGCGGGGCGGCCGGCGCGGCGGATGCGCGCGGGGCGGGCGCGGCCGGCGCATGCATAGCCTTGAGCGCTTTGCCGAAGAGGTTGTCGAGATCCCGCAGCTTCTTCGGTTCCAGCACCTTCACTTCGAGACTGCCGCCGCCCTGCCGGGCGATTCCCCACCGTTCGCGCTTGCCGCCGTCCTGATCGTCTTCGTGCGCGCACCACATGTCCACATCCGGGCCGCGGAAGTCGTGAAAGCCGGGCGTACCCGGGTCCAGTTCCCTGAAACTGGAACCCTTGAATCCGAGAATCTTCAAGTCTTCGAGGAAGTACTTGATCGTTTTGTCGGTGATGGCGCGGAAGTGGGTCCGCTCATACTGCGCCGCCGCCGGGATGTAGCGCGTCGGATCGGAGGGATCGACCTTGCCGAGCACCGTGAATTGGAGAACGAACTGCGGCGTGCCGGTCTTGGCCTCGCTGAGCGCTTGGCTGGTCACCTTGCAGGCGTAACGCCCCACTTCGTAAAACGGTTTACCCATTCGCTGCCTCCCGGCCCTGCTTTACGGCCGCCATGAAGTTCGCCCACCCTTCGGCAGCCGAGTTGCCCATGTCGATCTCAGCCGGCAGCCCCAACCGGTTCTTGCAGACCATCGACGCGTCCTGCTGGCAGTACAGCATCCGCGCGCTTCCCGTGCCTTTCCCCTTTTGGGCGCCGGTCTTTTTGTTCTCCTGTACGGCCGTCACCGACACCTCGAAGTTGCCGAACAGCACTACGTCGGCCCACTGGTTCGTCAACGCCGCAGTGCTCTTGTAGAGCGCTCCCTGGAAGCGGTCGTAGTCGGGCCCGGTGGGGTTCTTGAAGGTCTCGATTTTCGTGTGACAGAGGCACACGATGGACATTCGCTTCTCCGCGCGCAGCCGGTCTAGCGCCGCCAAAAATCCCCGCCAGTCGGCTAAGGACACCTCGTAACCGCGCTTGTAGCCCTCGAATCCCCGGTCCGTCCAATCGCCTCCGAAATCCCGAGTGCAGACGTGCTCATGGCAGAGCCGCTCGGCTCCATTCAAGGTGTCGATGACCAGAGTGCGATACTCGTGGGCTTCCACGGTGAGGGTTTCGACCGCGCCGAGGAGCGTCTCCCAAGAGGTGGCTTCGGGGAAATGCGGAACCTCGGGGAGCCGACCGTTGTCGATGAGGGTTTCAAGGCCCGTCTCCTGGCGGGTCTCTATGAAAATGGGCCGTGGCGTCTGCGCACCGAAGCTGGTTTTCCCCCAGCCCTCTACGGCGTGAAGGACATATCGATTGGGCAGGCCGCTTCCTTTTCCGCTGATGGCGGAAAGTGGTGGCCTGTTGGCCGCCGGAGCGAGCTGTCCGGACCGCGGCGACCGGGAAGGTGTTACGGTTGTTGACACGAAACTTCTCCTTTCAGTGGGTTCAGGAATGCAAATTGTCCGAAGTACGTTTGGGCTGCTGCGTTATAGGCGGCTGCCGCTTCAATCGACGTGGCGTACCTGCCGAGATAAATCTCCTGGCCGGCTACACGAATGCGTGCTTCCCAGCGAGACCTGCGCAAACGCACGCCCTTGAACCCGCCGCTCCAGCCGCGCCGATTCCGGACGTTGTCTGTATGCGTGCAGATACGCAGATTCTCACGGCGGTTGTCGGTCCCGATATGGTTTCGGTGGTCGATCTCGACAGAGGGATCTTCAATTCCGACGATCCATCGATGCATGGGAATCGTTCGCGTGGTCCCATCAAGGATCTGCTGTCGGGCGGCGTAAAACGTCCTGGACCTCTCGCGCCAGACGGCGAACCAGGCGAACGGAAGGACCAGATTCCCGTCGTCATCATCAACCAGGGCAACCTGGCCCTTGGTGAGCGGGATATGGATCACGCGAGTTCCAGTACGCTAGCGAGAAACCACGCCTCCAGCGCCGCGTGCCAGAGGTTTCCGAAATACAACGCATCGCGCTCCCCTTCGTCCTGCCGCGCGATCCCGAGTTCATACTCGTAAAAGTGCTTTCGCCGGCAGGTTTGAAAACACCGAATCCGGCTGTTGGTGAGGACATCGCGACCGTCACCCTCAATCCCCGGAAGTTCCGGATGAACGCACGCTTTCCGCCGCCAGTTGTCGGAATCGGGCGAATCGTGTCCCGAGCAGATCCCCAGGAACTTGCAGGGGCCGCCGTACATCATGCAAGCGCCGGAGTTCCGCGCATGACGACCGGTGTTGCGGGCGTGCAGGATTTCCTGCCCGTGCTCCCACAGCTCGACGGCGTATTCATGCAGTTCGGCGTCGAGACGCGCGATGGACCGGCGCTGAAAATACCATTCCGGCCGAGCCTGGGTGCAGTCGTGCGCCAGGCGCGCTTCGTACATCTCCAGGGTTTCGCGCGGCTTCTCGACATTGAGCGCCAGGATCGATTCGTCGTGCAGCCGGCGACCGAAATACTCATGCGTCACGGCGGCGCTCCTCGCCTCGGCCTTCGTGAGCAGCTTCGGACTGATTGTCGGCTTCCGAACCACGTCCCAGACGGCGTCGTCCACCTTTCTGCCGTTCAGCCACTCCAGCAGCATGTAATGACTCGGCTGTCCCTCCACGATGAGCTGCCGCCAATACGGCGAGCTTGGATCGCCGATGTCTTCGGAAGTTGTCTTGTGATCGATCAACACGGCGCGGTCGCGAAGGGCTGCGCTCAGGTCGATTTTTCCGGCGACCGTAAAGGATCGGCTCTTTCTGCCCGTTTCGGGATTCCAGAGGTCCGATTGAACGATCCGCTCCACCGCGACCGGGAGATACTCCGCATCGGCCCAGCGCGTATGGTAGCCAACCAGGAGGCCCCGGCATTTCGCAGCCATGAGGGCGCGGGATTCGTCTGGCGCGAGGCCCACAAACGCGTCCAGCGCAGAGAGGCCGGCATCAAGCCGTCTTGGCATGTTTCTCCTTAGCGCCCTCATCCGCGAACCAGCCCGTTGAAGGCGCGCCGTACCAAAACTCCGCCGTCCTCATCGCATGCTCCAGGAACGGCGAAGCGAAATCTTTCCTTCGGCCTCCGGCCGCCCGCGATCCGGCGAACATCAGCCAGCGATCACGGTCGCGCACAAGCCAGATGCGCGTGGCGCCGCAGTTTGCGGAGACGCAGGCCGCGTCAGGAGGAATCGGTGGTCTCGTCATATCCCGCCCGAGTTTCCGGAATGATCTCCGAGGCACACCCGCTGCGAACGGGACCATTTCTCCTTTGGGCGCTACGCCCCTAACGCCTTGGGCAGCGGCCTTCCTGCGGCGGCAGCCCGCAACGCTGCAAGATGGGCCGGGCGGCTATCGAGCGTCGCCGTGTCCAGACGACGGCCAGAAAAGTATTCGCTTGGGGGGCACAGCGGGTACGGTTGCACCTCGACCCAGGCGTGGCCTAACGCTTTCTCTACCCGGTACACCGCATGGAAGAAGTACCCTCGGCTGTAGCCGAGGTGCGGGTAGCAACGAAACCATTCCAGGCCGCGCACAAAATGGAGATCGAACAGCCTCCAGTCGGCCTCCGAAAGCGTCCGCCTCGCTACCAGCAGCACGTCGGCCGAGAACTCCTCGCGCTTGCGCCCGAACGTCCACATCCCCTCCGTGGTCACTGACGACACGGGATACATCGCGCGGATCGCCTCGAATCGCTCCCAAACCGTGCGGAACGCTCCCCGCAGCGCGCAGTGGCACGGCCGCCACCGGCGCTGCAAGCTAAATCGGCCGGTGCCGCCGCAATGCACGCAACGCGCGTGACACAGGGCGACGAGCGGCACGGTCTTCCACACCGCCGGCCAGCTTCGGCAGAGCTCCATCAGCGGCGCAGCGGCCGGCGCCGGCGTGACGGCGTCGCTGGCCGCAGGAATCTGGGTCTGTTGAGTGGCAAACATGATGTTTGGGAATTTCGAGCATTCAACGCGACACTACGCACGTCCCGACCTCGGCCGTGAGCCACAGGATCTCTGGCCCGTGAGGCATTGGATCAGGCGCTGGCCGGGCTGGGCACGGCTCACGGATTGCCGAGTAACTGTTCCCAGGTGGTTCCTCCGGAGAGCAATTGACCCCAGGTCACGCCCGACAAGGAACCCGCCGCGATGGGTTGCCAATTGGCGCCGGACCATCGGCACTGCGCCAAACTGAACCCGCCGCCGCTACACACGCCCGCCGAGGCTGCATCCAGGAACAACCACACTTGGCCAACCTGGGCCGAGCTTGGCGGCATGGCGAAGGTTGCCTCCGGCGGGCGCATCTGAGCGGCGGAAAAGTCGGTGTAGCCGGTCATGGTGTTCTTGCCTGAAAGACTGGCCTCGCCGTTGAGGATGGCTTTCAGGTCCGCCTGATTGGCGATGCTCCCGCCGATATTTCCCCAGTTGGCCGTGCCGGATACGTACCCTGGCTGCCAGGATGATCCGTTCCAAAGTGGGGCCTGTCCCGTCGTGGCGCCGTTCTGCGCCATCTGTTGCCAGAGGATTTGCCAGGAGGGGCTGGGTGGCGGCGCGGTGATTTCCACCGTTCCGATATCGAGGGCCTGCGTGTTGGTGGGCACGAGCCAGTAGCGCGGTCCCCACGATGAGGGCCCCACGGTGCGGCCGGCGACGACTTGCTGGGGTACGCCGCAGGTGACTTTGTAGTACTGGCCGGAGGGCGTGGCGCTGTCGGTCGGCGACAAGGAGGCGGTGAAGGAGCCACCCGAGAACTTGATCACCATGGGCGCGCCGACGACGCGCCAGCCGTTGGTTGCGCTGAAGGGACCAACGGCTTGAATAGTGCACGATCCGGAGAGCGGATCGCCGGCGGGATCGGTGATCGTGCCGGTGACCGTAGTTGTCTGCGCGGTCGCGATAGTCGCCGTCACCGCCAGTAACGCCGCCGCCAACGCGGCGCGCCACACCGCCCATTTAAACCGTCGCATGACTCGTGACCTCAGTGCAGGAATCCAGAAAGGCGGTGGGATCGGCCAAGTCGGCGCGGCGCATGAACGGCGGGCGCGCTTTGTCCGTGAGCGGCCCTTGGCCGGTTCCGTCGTAGGTTTCGAGATGCAGCATCGCCTGCGCGACGGACTGCATCTTGCCTACGTGCGCAATGACCTGGCCCTCGGCGATTTGACTGCCGAGGCGAATCCCCGGCGCCGCGCCGGAGATCTCGCCGTAGCGGATGACTCGGCCGGAGGCCGAGGTGATCTCAAGCGCGAAGACCACGTCGTAGAAGGCGTAGCAGCCGCGCGTCACGGTCCCCGCTTCGACGGCCAGGATTTCCGTTCCCGTCGGCGCGTAGAGGTCGCACCCGGCATGCGACCGCGCACCACCATCGCGCGGCGATCCGAAGGCCTGCGGCCGTTCGTGGTAAGAGACCGCGGGCCGCTCGCGCAACGGGAACGTCATCGCGCCCCTGCCGCCTTCACGCCGGCCGCCGCCGCGCGCCAGGCCGTCTGGATGGCGGGAGCAAGTTGCGACCATTCGGGAATAACAGCGCCGGTGGCGAGCGACTTCCCGCCGGCCTGCGCCCGGTAGGCTTCATATCCCGCCTGCGCCGCCTCCACCAGCGCCGGGAGGTCGGGAGCGTAAGGCAATGCGGCATCCGTGCCATCGGGGTTGCTCTTCCCGGCGGTCCGGTGCAGTTTCAGCGAGGCAGCCGCCGCAGCGAGCGCTACCGGGATCGCCACGTAGGCGCGGTACGGCGGGGGCACGAAACCCTGGCTCAGCGCGAACCCGCAGAATCCCGCCAGCCACAGCAGCGCCTGGTAGAGCGTCGTCAGATTGAGTTTCAAGGTGAGGTTCATCGGTTGTTGGTTCCTTTCGGTTGCGGTGGAGGGGCCTTGCGGCCCCCCTTTCCGACTACTTCGAAACCGTCACCTTGCTGGCCAAGACCAGGCCGAAGACGAACTCGGTGTCGTTCAGCGAGCCCTTGATGATGCGCGCCGAGGGGCGCAGATAGAGGTTCTTCCCGAGTGGAATCTCCGTGCGCACCCCCGTTGCCGCGCTGTACCCGATGTTGGTTCCCGCGCTGGCCGCCACCTGGGCGGCGAGCGTGCCGGCTTCGGCGGTCACGGTGGGGCTGCTGGCGGCGAAGGCCGTCCCGACTTGGGCCAGCAGGTAGACCGGATATTGGCCGACGGCCCCCGCCTTTTGCTCGATCATGCCGCTGATGACCGTGGTCGGGCGGCCGGACTTGAAAGAGAGATCCGCGACCATGCCGCCGGACGTAGTAGCGCTGAAGGGATAGAGGCCGCCGAGCGTGACCGCGGCCTTGGGCGAGCCGGACGGGTTATACTCGCCGCCTCCGAAGAGGGTGACCTGCACGGGCGACGCGGTGACGGGAGTTGCGGTTTGGCCCAGAGCGCCGAGGGCGAGGAGGACCGTGAGCAGAGCGATACTTACAAACGTTTGATCGGCATAGGGGCGGCGGTCGCCCGCCGACCCCTGCCACACCACCGTGCGTACGGGTCCGTACACGGCGGTTCGAGTAGGTTACGCTAACATTCCTCGAACAATGACG